GTTTTTGCCACCCTACCAGCGGCACCCGCAGGCCGGCGCAGCAGTACCCCGGTGCTTTGCTGCCGGGCATAATCGGGATAGTGGCATAGCCACACTCAACCAGCGCTTCGGCGCATTGTTCGTATGGCCCCATGGTGCCCTCCCTAGAATGGCGGCTCGTCGTTAGTGAGTTTTCGGCGCAAGGTCTGCTCATATCCGGTCAGCATTCGGAACAGAAACTCGCGCCATTCCTCGCGGCTGAGCAGCTGGAGATCGGTCTTGCCGATCTCATCGAGATAGCCGCCGGCGCTGCGGCCGGCTTCGAGCATTGCGCCCAGCTCGTACTCGTCAAACTGCTCGGCCGACATGGCGTAGAACCTCCGTGCCAGGGTGTGACATTGATTGCGATTGCACAGCCAGACGACGTTGTGCATCCGGTGCGGTTGCGGTGCATAGCCGATCCACCACGCATGTCGTCGGCAGACGGCGCATGCGGTCGGCACCTTGGTCATGTAACGGACGATTGCGTGATGCATGATCAGTAAGGAATCGCATCGTTGATTTCCGGCACCGGCTGCGGTGTGGTGAAGACACGGCTTGCATTGCGGTCGAGCTCGAGCGTGCTGCCGTCGTCAAGCTCGACGCGGTAAGCGACAATCTCCCAATACTTGCCCGAGGGGGCGACCTGGATATGCGTCACCGGCAGCAGCTCATCCTGTCGTGCCAGAGCTTCATTGACGCTGTCAGGTGGCCGCTCGCCACCCGTCATCTGCCGCCACCATTTCTCGGCGAGAGCACGTGCCCATCCCACATGCTGGAGGCAGATCCATTTGTTGAAGGTTTCAATGCCGCACTGGTAGCTCACGCGCAGTGACGGCGTATCCTTGTGATGGTAGAAACACGTGACATCATCGACTTCGAGCCAGTCGGATCGCTTGCGCTGGCTACTGAGAATTTCGACAGTGTCGGCGCGCGCTTCGTGTTTCACCTCCCGCTGTGGGAACGTGAAGCCGCAGTGCGGGCACTCGCCGACGCCCAGCATGACGATTTCCCGGCACGACGGGCACACCTTGGTCGGTGCCTCGCCGTCTTTGCTATTGCTTTTGATCTTGATGCGAACGTCGTCGACCGGACCGAAGCGCCGGACATTGCCAGCGAAGTCTAATACGCAGCAATTATCCTTGCCGTCTGCCTTGCGGGTACCGCGGCCGACCTGTTGCACGTAGAGGCCGGCCGAGCATGTCGGGCGCAGCATCGCGATAAGATCGACGTGCAGAACATTAAAGCCATAGCTAAGTACCATGACTGAGACCAGCGCGGTCAGTCGCCCGGCACGGAAATCTTCGATGATGCGATCGCGCTCGTCGCTCGGCGTCTCACCCAGGACCATCTCGCAGTCGACGCCACGCGCGCGTAATGCATTACGTACCATAGTGGCGTGGGCGACACCCACGCAGTAGACCAGCCAAGCACGGCGGCGTCCGAGATAAGTAGCAATTTCATCGCAGGCACGTTCAACCACGCCGTCCTTGATCGCTGCGGCCTCGAGTTGATCGGCGATGAATTCGCCACCGCGCTTGCCAACCCCGGATACATCGATCGTCGCAATGGTCGCTTTCGACGATAACGGTGAAAGCACGTCGTCGCGAATGCCCTGGCCAATACCATATTCGTAGACCACGCTATCGAAGATGTGCCCATCACCCTCACACAGATGCCCGCTATCGAGACGATAAGGTGTTGCGGTTAATCCGGCGACGCGTAAATCGGGGACGGTCTCGCGCAGCGCTTCTAATGTGGTGCGATACATCCCCTGGTCATGGTGCGGAATAAAATGCGCTTCATCGATGATGATAAGCTCGCGCTGGCCGATCGCCTTTGGATTACGATAGATCGAGTTGATGGTGGCAAACAGGATCTGTGTATCGGTATCGCGCAAACCGAGCCCGTCACAGTTAATGCCGATCGGCGCATCGGGCCAGATTTTCAACAGCTCTTTAATATCCTGGTCGATCAGCTCGCGATTTGGTGCTGTCACCAGCACATGCATTTTCAGGTAATCAGCTAGCAGCCGCTTGATCAGGAATGCGATCACCACCGACTTACCGGTGCCGGTCGCCATTGCGATGAGTGGATTGCCACCGCCGTTACGCCAGAAGACAAACAGGGCGTGCAAAGCTTCTTCTTGATACTGACGTAATAACAACATGAGAAAGACCCTCGCAAAAAGGAGAGACGATCGCCGTGCCCCTTGTCGGCGATCGTCAGCAAATTATTAGCTCCGCCACGGCGCATCACCCCGCAACGCTGTCGGCTTTGGTGCAGACGACGGTGCGGGAGACGACGGTGCGGGAGACTTGGGCGCCGCCAGCGCAGCCTCCTCGCGCGGCGGTGTAGCAGCTGTTGCCGGAGTCAAAGCATTGCGTCCCCGCTTGGGCTGATAATCCGGCGGCCTTACCTGCGTGACGCAATTACGATCGGGATAGATGCCGTCCTTGTCCACTTTGATGCCAGTGCGCGCCATCACCGGCTTGAACAGCATCACCTGAATCTCGACCGCCTGCTGATTGACATTCTGTAGCGTGACATTCTGGTAGACCCTGCGGCCCTTGTGTTCGCTGCTTAGGATTTCGAACACCGCGAGCAGATAGGTGCCGTTCCCATTCTTGGCATACTCGACGCTGTTTTCGACTATCTGCGCCTGGTACCAACCCGGCGGAATAGGCTTAAGATCCGTACCCTCATGCGTCGAGGGGTCGAAGGTTTCTGGCAATTCATCGAACTCAGACATGGTCTATCTCCATCGTTTCGGGTGCCGCAGCAGGGGTTACGCCCGCCTGCGGCTGCGGGAAGAACTTGCCCAGCGTGGGCATGAAATCGAAGGTTTGCGGGATTCTGATACGCTCAGGCATGCCGTATCTATTTTTGGCGACGAATGCCGGCCGACCTTCACAATGCAGCCAGCGCGTCGAGCCGCCATCGGCACGTGATCGCGTTTTGCCAAAGCTGCCCTGCTCACTCTTGACGACCACATCGGTGGCGAGAAAGCCGATCAGATCGGCGCTGTCCTCGATCAACGCGCGCGCACGCTTGTGCAGCCGTAACTGATAGGACGTGTAGCTTGCGACGCGCGGATCATTGACGGTGATGATTTCGCTGTGCGCAATCAACACGATCATCATATCGTGGCTGCGACGCAGCCAATTACAGCCGCGTAAGAAATCGAGCCATAGCGAGTCCGCCTCAACCCACCCTTTGCCGTAGCCCGGGCTCTCGATCGAGGCATAGCCGCGGTCAGCGCACAGCGCGGCCAGGATCAGCGGCTCAAGCTTGTCCAAGCTATCGACGATTGCGGTCTGATAGTTGTGATTTTCCTTGCCCAAGTGTTTGATCGCCTCGACGACACCGGCAAGATTTTCACAAAGCCCGAATGTCTCGATCTCCAGACCATTCGGACATCCATCTTCGGTTTGGATGAAAACCGGCCTCGGAAAGTTCTGTGCCAGCGTTGTCTTACCGACGCCGGGCTGGCCGTGGATTACGATGATTGGAGGTAACTTTGCGGTGGTTCGGGTGATTTGCATTTAAAAATCCTCTCTAGGAAGCAGTGATCTCCCATATGTCAGTCCGGCTTGTTTTCGCGGAGTTGTCCATCGACGATCTTGAACACGCTGCGCGTGATCATCTGGCCGATCTGCTCACCCTTATGCATAAACAGGAAATGATCTTTGCCTGGATGGTCACGGCTGGCCTGAAAGCCGATAGCGCTCAGCTGGTCTTTGCCATCCTGGGTCGTAGGGTCGAGCCCTGGATAGTCCTCGACATTGATGATCATTACGGAAGGATCGATTGGTTCTTGCATTGGACTGCTCCACGCTTGCGTCAGAGATTGCGTAGGTTATGCATCGTCCTGCCCCGCTAGTAGGTCGAATGCACATCCGATTGGAGTTGATGGTGCGCCTCGCGGGTCGCGCAGCAGAGCGCGTCGGAGTGTTTCAAGCGGGCAGCCATATTGAAGCGCGAGCGATGCGCTAATACCCGCGTCGCGCATGTAGCAATCACTTGTGCTGCCCGGTTTGCTATTTTGAACGAAGATCTCCCCGATGCGACCATCAACAAACCGGCCCACAGTAACGGTGTAACGCAGGCCGTTAACTTCGAGCTCGAACGTCTCGGCCGCGCGCCGGTTCGGTAGGCGCTCACGATCTATGCCGCCGCACCGGCCGCTCACTTTCGCACCTGTGCGGGAGCCGCCGGCAGCGGCGCAATCATGATGGTCAGCTGCGGCACTTGTGCGTAGCGCTTGCTAGCGGCGAGCTCGACGACCAGACTATCGTCAGCGATGACGATCGCGTTGATCGCATCAAGTCCGGCTTTGACGAAATTGTCCGTATCCGGTTTCGTGGTTGGGCGGATATCGCCGCGCAGTGCCGCGTCGTGCCGCTTCATGGACCACGATGTTGGTACCGGTAGATCGATCATGATCTCGGCACGCACAGGGGCGGTGATCGGCGGTCGGCCATCCATCGCCTGCTGGGCGGCGAACCTTCCGTGGGCCTCGTACTTGCGAGTTGCCGCCGGCGTATACGCAAAGCCCTTGCGGGTCATGCGTGGTCGCCCTTTCGCAGTTGGTGGCCCGGCGATGACGATCGTCACCACACCGTTACCGGCGACTGCGCCGCTAATGTTAAGATCGACGCTGGCGGGCACGAGACGGGGAGCCGCCGCCAGCACTTCATCACTTGGGGACGCAGGGAGCCGGCTCGACATGGTTAAATTCCCAACCGTTCGCGACGCAGCTCGAAAAGAAAATTGGTTACCTGACGCAACGCATCGTCGACGAGAATCTGCACACGTTGGAGCGCATCGGCGGTGTCCGCCTGCTCGTAGAGCTTGCGGACGGCGTCGAACTGCCGAATCAGGATATGATCGGCGAGAATGTTGTTCACGGTCGCTAGCATCTTCGCGGACAAGGTGCGCAGTAATGATGTCTTGCCGACCCCGCTCGGACCAACGATCAAGGTCTTGGGGCCGCTTTTCTCTGCCAGGCGCTGATCTGCCGTGACGATCTTCATGGCGCGCCCCCATCGACGCCCTTCCAGCTATCGAGCACATGACGCAGCGACTCCCGCTCGGCCTTCTCAACAACCGCGCACCGTTTCCATGCTTTTGGCTCGATTTCGCGCCGGATAGCTTTCCTGACGAGCGCGCGAAGATCGTTCGGGTCCAGTGCGTCCAGTTCCCAGCAGCGATCACCGTAGTTGCGAACGAACCACGGATATCGCGTGTCCCTCTTCTTGTCCGATGCGGGGAACCACGGCAGGCTGTGATGCGCCTGC